GGTTAGGTATGGCTCGCTTTTTTCGCGGAGGAGCGATCGGAAATGGAGCGTCCTAATCGAGATACAACGACGGCGCAAACAGCGGCGGCGCTCGGCGTGTCGACTCGACAGGTGCGTCGGTGGGTTAAGGCGGGATGCCCGACCGATCAGAAGGGTCGACACGGCGGCGGGCGCCCGCTAAGAATGTTCGACCTGCGTGAGGTGCGGACGTGGCTGGTCGGACAAGGGATTGCGCCGCGTGACGTTCCGGTGCCAGCGACCGAACTCGCGGCGGCGGCGGAATCCGCGGAGGCGCAGGTGACGGCGCCGCCGGCGGTAGGAGCACCGACGCCGCCGGCGCCGGAAGGCGCGCGACGGCCGGGCTATGACGGGATGCTCGAACGCTTCCGGCTGGCGGAGCTGACAGCGTTTGCGCGTTGGGCGGCAGCCGCGAACGCGAAGGAGTCGGACGCGGTTCGGATCTCTGCACTGGCTCGAACTTGGGGAGAAATCGCCGGCCACTTGCGGAAACTCGAAAAGGACAGCGCCGGTATCCGCAAGGACATGGCCGGATGGCTCCAAGCGACGATCGTCAGGCGCGAGTTCACGCGGATCGGAACCGAGATCAAGATGGCGCTCCTGTCGATCCCGCGGACGGTTGCGCCGCTGTGCGAAGGGAAGATAGCGAGCGAGATCGAGACGATTGTCAAGGCGGAGGTCCTTTCTACGCTGGAACTGTTGTATAGCGGGGGCGCGTCGTGGAAGGAAGGTTCGGATGATCCGGTCGCGGACGGAATATGAATCGGATTTGCGGGTGATGCTGTTTAGAAAGGCGTGGAAGGAACGGGATAACACCATGGGGTGGACACCGCATGACCGGGCTATCGGGTTCTTGACGTGTCTTGAAATATCGACAACGGCGCCGATTGTCGGAACGAGGGCGTTCGAGGTGTATGTCGCAAGAGAGGAACGAAAGGCGCGGACGGTCTTAGATCGGGTGCGGGAGCGGCGGTTCAAGAAGCAGATCAAACGACGGCAGGTGCTTGCGGCACTTCTTCGATGTTTCCAATTCTACTGCAAGATAAAGGAAGGAACGGTTGACAGAAGCGCTAGTAATGCCGATGCGGAGAGCGCTGCGTCCGCCGGCGCAGATTCGGGTGGCGTCTTGGGCGGAGAAGAACCTGCGACTATCGCCGCGGGTGACGTCGATGCCCGGACCGTTACGCTTGGACCGGACGCCGTACCTTAGCGCTCGCGGGGGGTTGTTCGAGGCATTCGAAGATCCGCACATTGAAACGATCTTCCTATGCTTCGGAGCACAAACCGCTAAGACGACCGGGATGCTGGTCTGCCTGCTCTACGGCATCGATCAAGATCCTGGGTCTACGTTGTGGGCGATGCCGTCGGAGTCGCTCTGCCGGTCGTTCAGCAAGACGCGGGTGCAAACGATCATCGAGGACTCACCACGACTAAAGGCGCTTAAGCCGAACAATCCGGATATGTTTCAGACGCTGGAAATGCACTTCCGGCAAATGACGTTGACGCTATCCGGCGGGAACTCGCCAGCGGGCCTGTCGAGCCGGCCGGTGCGTCGGTTCCTTGCAGACGAGATCGACAAGTTCCCGATCGAGACGAAGCGGGAAGGGTCGCTGCTCAAGCTCGGGATACGGCGAACGACGCACTTCTGGGATCGCAAGATCATCCTATCGAGCACGCCGACGCTAGCTGATGGGCAGGTATGGCAGGGACTTCTCTCGGGCGATTGGCGCCAATACTGGGTTCCGTGCCCGCGCTGTGGCGAGATGCAGCGTTTGACGTTCCATAACATCCGCAAGCCGGAAGGTCTGAAAGACCCGAACGAAATCCGTATCTCCTCATGGTATGAATGCGCATTCTGCGCAGGTCGGATCGAGGAAGACGAAAAGCTTGAAATGATACGTGCGGGTGAGTGGAAACCGCGACCAGATCCGGAGCCGGAGTACGATTGGACGCCCCCGCCTCCTGGGGGGCGCGTCGTGTCCATGCACCTGCCCTCATGGTATGCAATGTGGGTTCGGTTTGGTGATGTGTTGGCGCGGTTCATCCAGGCGCAACCGTATCCGGAGATTCTGCGCGAGGTCGTAAACAGCGATTTCGCGGAGCCCTGGGAGGAGCGGGGCGAGCACTATAAGGAGGCGCAAGTTTTGGAACATCGAAGCTCCTATGTTGTCGGAATGTTCCCGAGCAACGCGCCGGTCGCGGCGGTCGTGCAGACGGTCGATGTCCAAGCTGACAGCCTCTACTACACCGTTCGAGGATGGGGAGCGCCTGGGGAGGAGTCGTGGCTGACTCGATACGGGATCATCCCCGACTTCCCGGCGTTAGCGTCGATGCTCCGCGACGAGTATTCCGGCTACCGGCTCAACATGATCCTGATTGACGCGCGTTATCGGACCGGTGAGGTCTACGAGTTCTGCCGGCAGCATGGCGGGTGCATTCCGATCATGGGGGTTGAGAACCAGTTCCAGCCGCTTCGTTGGAGCGTGATCGACCGGATGCCAGGAACGGGAGCGCCGATCGTTGGGGGGCTGCGTTTGCTTACGATCCGAAGTAGCCAGTTCCGCGAATGGCTGTTTCATCGTCTGGCGATCCGGCGTGGCGATCCGGGGTATTGGCATCTGCCGGAAGAAGCCGGCGAGGACTACGCGCGACAGATCACGGCGGAGATTCTGGTCGAACGCAGAGATGCCACGGGTCGGCGGACGCAAAAGTGGAAGCAGATCAGGCCGGACAATCACTATCTGGACTGTGAGGTTTACCAGCTTGCGGGAGCGTCGGCGTTGGGCATCCGATACCTGCCGGCTGGAACGGAGCAAGAGAAGCCCCAAGCGGCGGCGGCGCCGGAAAAAACGAAGGCTGAAGATCAGAAAGGGAGGCCGGATCCATGGAGCCCGACAAGATTCAAGATCTGAAGCGGAAAAAAAGACGGTCCCGGAAAGCGAAGGTTTCGCCGATGCTGGCGCCACCAGCACTTGAGACGACGGAAGCGCGGGAGAGCTACGAAACGACCGTGGCGTATCGGTTGCAAGTAGCATTGCACGAATGGACTTGCGATAAGTGCAAGGCCAATCGCCCAGGTATTTACAAGACGGACGGACGGATTCGCTATGTCCGCTGTCGGCGCTGCGGCGCAGACGGGAAGATCGTCATCTAGGCAGGACGTTTTACCACGGCGTGGTAACAACTGTTACCACGTCATGGTAACGAGTGGGTAGTCGAGTCGTATCGGGGTGGGGTATTCTCTCAGTATGACAGCAGTAGAACTGCAAGCGCTGATAGACGCAGCGAACGCTGCAATGCTCGATGTTATGACCGGGCAGGCGCAGAGTGTCAGCATCGCCGGCCGGACTGTCACCAAGAGCAACCTAACCGAAATTAACAACGTGCGGAAGGGCTGGGAGCGGGAGTTGGCTGGGCTCGCAGCGGAAGGGCGGCCGACTGTAATCGCATTCCGGAATCCGCTAGGTGGAGTAGCAATCGATTGGGATCGGCTACCATAGCAAAGCTGGATCAGACAATCGCTTCGGTGTTCCCTGGCTGGGGACGCCGGCGTGCTGAGGCCCGGTTGCACGGTCGAATCGCGGCAGCGGGGCTTGAGGCGCTTGCCACATATGAAGCAGCCGACAAAGGGCGAACTTCTAGCGACTGGACGGCACGAAACAAGTCGGCCGACAAGGCGATCCTCGGAGACTACGCCACCCTTACGGCGCGTGCGCGTGCAGCCGTTCGAGACGACTGGGCGGCGGAGTCGATCGTAGCTGGACACGTTCGGCATATTGTCGGGACGGGAATAACGGCGAAGGCAAATGCGCGGGACTTTGTAACGGGAAAACCACTCGTCGGGTTCAACGTCAATCTTGATCGGCTTTGGAAGCGTTGGGCGTCTACGCCGGCGCTGTGCGATGTTGAGGGGAAGAAATCATTTGTGGATTTTCAGACCCTTCTCATTTCTGAGGAGGTTACGGTCGGGCAGGCGTTTGTCGTGTTTTGCTATGTTCCGCGGCCGAACGATGTCGGGCTGGTGCTACAAGCAATCGAGCCGGAACAACTCGATACGAGCATCACGCAGAACCGCGACACCGGCTATCAGATCAAACACGGGATCGAGATTGACCCGTACGGTCGCACGGTTGCGATCTGGGCATACACGAAGGAACACCCGTACGACAAAATGACCGGGGACTCGGTGCGAATCCCGGCTGATCGACTTGTGCATTTCATGCGTCCGAGGCGGGTGCGACAGACACACGGGGTAACGCGGCTTGCTCCTGTGCTTCGTCAGCTTTGGAACCGGAAGATGTTCAGTGAATATACCGTGTTACGCGCGCGGTTCGAGGCGTGTTGTGGCGCGACGATTGAAACCGATCCGTTAGCGTCGCCGACGTCAATACTGGGGTTGAAAACGACCGGCACGGGAACCGGACTTACAGAGGATAGGAACGAGAATAAGCAGTTCAACTTCGAGCCGAGCATGATATGGGAGCTGCCGGCCGGGAAGAAAGCTACGTTTCACGCGCCGCAAGTTCCGGGCGGACAGTTTGACCCGTTCATCAAGAGGAACGTCGGGGAGACGGCGGCGGGGGTTGGGCTGGACTATGCAACCGTAGCGCGTGATTACAGCGGCGGGAATTTTTCGAGCCAGCGCCAAGGCTTGCTTGAGGTGTGGGACGAAACGGACCCGGAGCAAATCCGGGTGATCTCGTTGTTCTGTCAACCTACGCGAGAGCGCTTCATCGAAGCCGCCGTTATGGAAGGGCGACTGATAGCGCTGGAATGGAATCACGCGCCGCAACGGGCAGCCTATGTAGAGACGGACTGGCGGCCGAAAGCCAAGCACTGGATAGATCCGGCGGTGCAGGCGGCGGCGGCCAAGATGAAGCTCGAGATGCGGTTGACCACTCGACGCGCAATTGCTAACGAGCTCGACGAGGATTGGAAAGAGAACATCACGCAGATCCACGATGAGGAGGCATTTGCGGCGGAGCGAAACGTCACGCTCCCGGAGGCTGGCGGAAACGCAAAGGTGGGACCGCGAGAACCAAGACCGGAAGCATCTATGCAACCGGCATCTGTGGAGGTTCCGACGTGAGAAAGGTTATCACGCTATCGAATATGGAGGCGCTGCGCGCAGGCGATATCCGGGTCGATCGGGAGGGCGGCGCGATTTACGGCGTGAGTGTGTTGACTGCCGGTCCGACGCTCGGGCATCTGTTCTCGGTAGATGAGGTGATGCTGGACCAGGCTGTCAAGTTCGGCAACGAGAGCAAGCGCGGCGTGAAGTGCCGATTGACGCACCCGGAACTCATGGGTGGATTCTTCTCTGGTCCAATGCGCGACTCGATCGAGGTTATGCTGGGGCGCGTGCGAAACTTCCGGCGCGAGGCAGACCGGGTTCGGGGCGACGTGTTTTTTGGTAAATACGCAGCGCGCGCAGATGGACCGAAGGGGAACGTCCGCGACTACCTCCTCGACCTCGCTGAGGAAGATCCGGAGGTTGCGGGCTTGTCACTCGCGTTCTATCCGGCGGAAGGTGGGCACGAGCAGGTGGGGGAAGAAACGTTCGGCCGAATGAGCGGGCTCAAGGCCGTTGACTTTGTGGGAGATCCGGGCGCCAACCCTGGCGGTCTATTATCGGAAGGAGAAAAGAGGATGAATCCGAAACTGCGCAAATACTTGGAAAGCATCGGGCTGGCGGCTGGGACAAGCGACGCGGACGCCGTGACGTTCTTCATGGCGCTAACCGGCGACAAGCTCAAGGCGGCGGCGCTGATCGTGATGCAGGAAGGCGAAGTGGCGCCGGAAGGCGAAGCGCCGACGATCATTCCAGACGTTACGCCGGAAGAGGGCGAGACGGAGGAAGCGTTCAAGACGCGCTTCATGGCAGACGTGACCATGACGGAGAAATACCCGGACGATACGAGTCGGGAGATGCGCGCAACGGACATCTGGGCAGAGCACGCAGCGGCGGCAGCGCCGGCGCCGGCCCCGGAGGCCGAGGTCGTTGTGCCGGCGATGCGTGCGAAGATCCGGACGGAAGCGCTGGTAGCAGATCGCACGCGCCGAACGGCGATTGCAACGCTCGCTGCCGAGAAGGGAATCGACCAAATGTGGAGCCGGGCGCTGGCAGACAACGGCGTCTCGCTCGTGATGTTCTCGAAACTGGTCAAAGACGTGGAGGTACTCGGTCCCGTGAACATTAGCGTCGGAGCAGATCGGAACCTCGACACGCTCGGCCCGGCCTTGGCGGATGCGGTTTCGTTACGGGCGGGGTTGTTCCGTCCGCAGAAACTCCGCAGTGGAGCGGACCTCGATGTCGGGAAGCCGCACGCGCGGGCAGAGCAGTTCCGTCACATGTCGCTCATGGAGATGGGGCGCGAGCTGCTTGTCGGTCTCGGTCTTCCGGGGCGATCGGTCTCCAGGGCCGAGGTCATTCGGCTGTGCTTCAACCGCTTTGCGCTAGCGCGTGAAGCCGGCAAGGGCGGAACGTTCCTCGCCATGGGAACGACGGACTTCCCGTTCATCCTCGCAAACGTGCTCGGCAAGTCGCTTCGTCAGAGCTACGGGCTCGCCGAAACAACCTGGGACAAGTGGGCGAAGGAGACCTCGGCGCCGGACTTCAAGCAGGTCTCGCGCGTGATCCTGAGCTCGGCGCCGGCGCTGGTGGCGATTGCCGAAGGCGGCGAGTACACCTACGGGTCCATGCTGGAAGGGCGCGAGCTTTACTCGCTCGGAAAGTATGGAAAGGCGCTCAAGTTCACCCGCGAGATGATGATCAACGACGATCTCGGCGCGTTCAACGTGATCCTTCCCCGGATGGGAGCCAAGGCAAAATACTTGGAGGACGTGGTTGCTTACGCGATCCTCACAGGGAACGCGGCATTGGCGGACGGCATCGCGCTGTTCAACCTGGCCGGGCACAACAACGACTTCGCCGGCGGAATCAACGTCGTCACGCTCGGCGGGATCTTCGCGGCGATGGCGACGCAGACGGATCTTGACGGTGCAACGCTCGTCGGGAACGACATGCAGACGCTTATCACGCCGAAGGGCCAGCAGATTGCGGCCAAGCAGTTCCTCACAGCGATTTACGATCCGGCTACCGCCGTCAACTCGCAAACGCCGAACCCATTCGCCGGAACGCTTGAGCCGGTTGGATCCCCGCACCTGGACGCGACAAGCGCGGAAACCTGCTACCTCGCGGCCGATCCGTTGCAGGTCGACACGGTTGACATGTGCTTCCTCGAAGGCGAGCGGACTCCCGTCCTCGAGGAGGAGGAGGACTTCGACACGGACTGCCGGAAATACAAGGTTCGTCACCAGATGGTTGCGAAGGCGATCGACTTCCGTGGGTTGGTGCGTATCACCGGGATCGGAACGGGCTCGTTCGGAACGACCGTAGGAGCAACGACGACCGTGGCTGCAACAACGACCGCATAGCCACTAAAGGCCGGGCCGAGTTAAGGCCGGAAACAGTTAGTCAGAAGGAGCAAGGACAATGAGGAACTACGTGCAGCGAGGGGATATTGTCAGCACGGACAATATCTCTGGAGCGGTTGTTGCATCCGGCGGGGTCGTTCCTGCCGGCGGGTCGGTGCGTGTCGCAATCAATACGATTGCGATCGGCGGGAACGGGCCGTGCTACGTCGAAGGCGTTTTTACCCTAGCGGCGAATCCGGCCGAGGGCTGGGTTGACGGCTGGCCGATGTGGTGGGACATCACCAATGCGTGGTTGACCGGAGTCGCCTCCGACGTTTACGCCGGTTTTGCGATCGGTGCGAAGGCTGCGCTGGCAGAAACAGCCGACGTGAAGCTCTGTACCTGCGCAGACGACGCGAACGTCGTTACGACGACTGTTGCAGCGACCACGACGGTAGCAGCGACCACGACAGCCTAATACGGGAGGCTGTTTGGTGAGAAACTACGTTCAACGCGGCGATATCGTCGATACCCAAAACTGGACGGCTGTAGCGGTGCTCGCCGGCGGGGTTATTCCCGCCGGCGGGTCGGTGCGTGTAGTGATTAACACGGTCGCCGCAGGCGCCTCGGGGCCAGCGTACGTGGAGGGTGTATTTACTCTCGCGGCGAATCCGGCCGAAGGCTGGGTTGACGGCTGGCCGATGTGGTGGGACATCACCAATGCGTGGTTGACCGGAGTCGCCTCCGACGTTTACGCCGGCTTTGCGATCGGTGCGAAGGCTGCGCTGGCAGAAACAGCCGACGTGAAGCTCTGTACCTGCGCAGACGACGCGAACGTCGTTACGACGACCGTAGCGGCGACCACGACGGTAGCAGCGACCACAACGAAGGCGGCAGTGCCGTCAACAACGACGACTGTTGCAGCGACCACGACGGTAGCAGCAACGACAACGGCGGCAGCGACCACGACGAAGGCAGCAGTGCCGTCAACAACGACGACGATGCCAGCGACTACGACGACGCCGGTCACGACAACGGCGGCGGCGACGACAACGGCGGCAGCGACCACGACGGCGGCGCAGGATCTTTTCTTCGATCCGGCCGGTGACGACGCAGTAAGTTGGACGCCCTCGGGTTCGGGCGATAACTATGAACAGGTGGACGATGCGGTTCGGCAGCCGAATGCTCCGGGTGCCGATCTCATCACTAGCGGCACGGATGATGATTACACCGTAACGCAGACAGTAACCTTCAGCGGCAACTCGGCGTCAATCGACTTGTGGTGTTATGGAAGTGATGAGATGGGAGGGATTGGCGTTGACCTGTATATCGCGGGTGCGTGGCAGGGAGAGGTGGCCCTGAATATGGGAGGAATGGAGGCGTGGGACAGCGCTAACTTTGTTGGAGCTTGGACTCAAGCGCAGGTCCGGGCCTGCAAGATTCGCGTTGCGTTTACGGGTGGTGCCGCGGCTACGGTGAAAGAAGTCTACGGATTGGTGAATAAGTGATCGACGTAGCGGCGCTCAATCCCGCGTTTCTGAAAGCCTGGGGCGAGGATATTCACTACGTTCCAGATGCCGAGGCGACGAGCACTACTGCCGGATTAGGACGCGCGATCAAAGCGGTGGTCGATCGGAATCCGGCGGTGGTGCTCGGCGAATCCGGGCGCGAACTAAAAGGCGTGCTCCTGGTCTACGTTGCAAACGCGGCGACGGGGGATTATCCGGGGATCCTGGGAAGCGAGTTGAACTGTGGGCGTGACGTGTTGGTGCTGGAGAAGGTGATCGGAGATCCGGCGAGCCGGGTCCGGATCAGCCGGGTCGTCAACCAGGACGTGGGAATGCTGGCTTTGGAGTGTCGATAATGCCGGCGCCGGAACTCTATACGCTTGAGATCGACAAGAAGCAACTTGCCGAGGTCGAGGCGGCGATCGGAGACTACGCCGAGACGGACAAGGTGCTAGCCCGGGCGCTGAACGATACGGGCCGGCGGATACGCAGCCGAATGACGAAGGTTGCAGCAAAAGAACTCGGCTTGAAACAGAAGAAGGTAAAACAGCGGGTGTGGGCTTCGAAGGCGAATCGGCGAAAGCTTCACGTAGTGATACTTGGCGGCAAGTGGGGCTGGCCGGTTTACGAGGAAGGCGGCGCGGTGCAGACGGAAACGGGGGTGAAGGTCGGGCGGGGCAGAAAGGCGCAGACGTATCCGCACGCATTCATAGCGACGATGCGGAGTGGGCACACTGGGATATTCGTTCGGAAGGGACGGAGGCGACTGCCGGTGCGGGAGGTTCGAACCGACAGCGTTACTTCGGTTGTGCGAGCGCTCGGAAAGGAGCGGGAGATTATTGACGATGCGCAGGCGTTCCTTGTCAAGCGGGTGCACGCGCAGATGCAGCGGGTGATTGACAAAAGAGGTGCAGCATGAATCAGACGGTCGAGCGATGTTTGGACATGCGAACTGAGGACAAGCGTGGGCGCCGTTGGGCGATCGGGCTATTGGTTACGGCGATGGTGGTGGTGGTGGTTTCTGCAATCTCGACGGCGCGGGCTGCGGCGAATGGTCGGCAGATTGTTGCAGAACGAGTCGCGGCGGTAGAAGCGACGGCGGCACAACGAGATGATCGGTTTCGGCGGATTGAAGATAAGCTCGATAAGTTGCTGAATCGGCGGGAGTAATCGTGGCGACGTGCGTGGTGGAACAAATCGCGGTGAAGATCCTAGCGGCGCTGCAAGAGATCGTCGCCGCCGGCGACGCGGCGCTGGTCGAGCGCCCGTTGCGGATCGGTGTCCCGTCGTCGCCGCGAGACAAGGCGCTGTATCTCTATCAGGATGATCCGACGGAAGACGAAGGCCCGGTAGGGGGGTGGCTGCAATGGTTGCAGCCGTTCCTTGTGGACTGCTTTGTCGTTCCGAGTGACGATTCGGCAACGGCTGTGGATACGGAGATAAACGAGCTGCGCGCCCAGGTCGAAAAGAAACTCCGAGAGACTCCGCAATGGGGATTGCCGGGCGCTGCGATCGACACGCGAATCGAGGCGCCCGTAGGCTTCACCGACATTAACGGAACATTCGCCGGCGTCCGCGTGACGGCGGTAGTTCAATACCGGACGCGCGAAGACGATCCGTATGCTTACACGTAGGAGAAACTGACATGGGACTTGCACCACTGCTGTCGAGAGTTCGGGTCATGGCGGCGAAGGCCGAGGTTGTGCCGGGCGTGATGCAACCGCTTGCGAACGCTAACGCCGCATTCAATGTTTTCAACCCGACGATCCAGCAAAGCGCCGAGGTTGTAGGGCGCGAGGAGCAAGGCGGCTTCGGACGGTTGAAGGCAACGGTCGGCGCGCAACTCGGCACCGTGACGTTTTCGACGGAGCTAATCGCCGACGCGACGAACCCTGCCTGGGCCATGACGTTCCTGCCGGCGGTCGGAGTCGGGATTACTGGGGGCGGAGTCTATACGTTGAGTCCGATTCCGCCCGGCGGTCTCGGCTCGATACAGCACACCTTGACGATCGGATGTTACGAAAACGGGCTGTTCAAATACATCTATGGCGCGATGGGGAACGTACGCTTTGTGATGCCCAGCGCGCGCCGGGTGCTGGCCGAGTTCACGTTCACCGGGATATGGGGCGGCGTTACTGACGTGGGGATTCTCACTCCGAACTATCCGAGTGCGGCGCCGTGTCACTTCGTTCTCGGGGCGTTCAACATCGGTGCGTGGCATCCGAAGGTTGCGGAGCTCGTGATCGACCTTCGGAATGAGGTCTACGTGCGGGAACACGGAAGCGCGGCCAGCGGCTACTCCTATGCCGTGATCGGCAATCGGCGCGTCGGCGGCTCGATGACTCCGGAGGCGGAGCTTGTAGACGATGCCGATCTCTATGGCGATTGGCTAGCGGGAAACACGGGGGCGTTTCACGCGGCGGCGACGGCCGGTGCGAATGCTGTTTATTTCAACGCCGGCAATCTTCAGCACATTAACCCGCAGGAAGCGGACCGGTCCGGCGTGGCGATCGACACGGACGACTTCGATCTGCTTGACGACGATTTGGTTATGACGCTCGTCGTGGCGGCAACGACCACGGTGGGAGCAACGACAACGGCGGGAGCAACGACCACGGCATAGCATTTCTGAAAGGGGAGCTTCATGCTAGCACTCGATCCGAATGAGCGGTTTGCGACATCGGTGGCTACCGACGAGAAAGCGAAGTTCTGGTTTCGCTACATGACGGGGCGTCAGTATCGAAACGCGCTGGCGTGGGACCGGAGCCGGCGAGACGCCGACACGTTCGATCCGGATACGGTTGACGCGCTTTATCGTCAATTGCGGGTAACGCTCATGGGGTGGGACGGGCTACCTGTCGAATACGATCCGGATCGGCTCGAAGATGTCACGACTCCGGGAGAGGCGTGGGAGCTATTTTATAAGTCGCTCCAAGCCGGGCGCCTGTCGGTGCCGGAAAAAAACGGATCAGGGTCGGAGTCGGATGCGAATTCGGCGCCATCTGTCCCCGATGCCGACCCGGGAAGTGCGCCGATCCAGTAACGCCGCAATCACCGGCGGTGGTTGAATGTGCAGGATGTTACGGTGAGGGATGCGATGAGTGCCAGGGACACGGAAGGATTTTCGTTACGATATGTCCGCTGGACTTCGCCGGCGACGATGTGTGGGACGCACTGGAAATGACGAATCACCTTGAGCATGGCGCGTTGCCGATCCCTGGGGGAGTACTAGATCAAACGCATATTTTCCTCGAAGCAGCGCGGTTCATTGGCGCGGAGCGGGGCCGGCAGCGGATGGCAGCATTGGAGCGGCTGTAATGGCGGCGAATGAAAAGAGCCTGAGCATTGTCATTAAGGCGCGGGATGAAGCCAGTGCCAAGATGCGCCAGATGCAACAGTCGATGAAGAAGGGCGTCATGGAGGCGGTCGGTCCTTTCGTGGCGATAGGCGCGGCGGTAGCGACGGCGGCGAAGGCGGCGGCGTCGGGCTACGAGCTCATGGCAGCCAATGCGGCGAAGGCCGGCGCGCAGATGGAGGGGGACATGATCGGCGTCCTGGAGGCGCAGGTCAAAGTGAACGACGCGTGGGGGAAGTTCGGGGCGGCGGTCCCGGTGATTGGCGGGGAGATCGAGCGGATCATCCGCGTGCTGAAAGATACAGAGGGGATTCAGAAACAGATCGAGGGAATGAAGCGGCTGAAGCAGGTTACCGAATCGCTCGGCTCGGTCCAGAAATCAATGCGCCAAGAGGCCGAACTGATGAAGGCGGAACTGGACGGAGCGAGCAAGGCCCAACTGGCCGAACTGAAGATCCTTCAGGACCAGCGCAAGTATGAGAAAGAGCGCGTGGAACTGTACCGACAGCGGCAGGCAGCCATGCAAGGACTGGAAAACTCCCGGGAATCGATGCTCAAAATACTTCTCCTAGAGGAGCGTGGCGTGAAGGCGCCTCTTAAGTTCCTGAACGAACAGGAGATAGTGCTGTGGAACATTAGGAAGACGATTCAGGCCCTGAACCGCGACGAAGCGGAGCTCACGAAACAGCGGAGGCGCGGGGTGGAGGTCCTGAAGGAACAAGAGGAGGCGGCTGCGGTCAAGGCGCAGAAGGAGGCCCAGGAAAAGATCACCCGACTCTTGCGGGACGAGACTGAGAATCGGGTAATGACTGTCCGGAAGGAATTTGACGAGGCCCTGGCGCTGTCGGAAAAATACGGATTTAAGACGGAGGCTTTGGAGCGTAGAAGAACGGCGGAGGTCAACCGGATACGAGCGGAGGGGGCAAAGCGGGAGGCGGATGCGCGGGAGCGGGTGCGTCAGGAGGAAGCGCGCAAGATGATGGCGGCGCTTGCGAAGCGCAAGCAGGAACTTGAGAAGGTTGCACGGGATACCATGACTATCGAGGACGTGACGTTTGACGCAACGCATGGAAAGCGCGAGCAGGACCTGCGGGATTTGGGTCAATGGCTAAAGGAAAAGCGCGATATTTACGCCGGCAATCAGGAAGTGCTTGCGAAGGTTGAGCAGGCGGGATTGATCCGTCGGGCGCAGATCGAAGCCGATGCGCTTGAGCAGGCGAATCAGAAGCGGGCAACGCCGGCCGAGGATAAGGGAACGGAGGTCGCTGCGTTCACGTCGCGGTTCCTGACGCAGGCGCCAGGGCGGGAAAAGCCGGCATGGGTTCGGGACGTTACCGGTGCGACGGACGAACAGACAAAGGCGTTGAAAGAAGTGCTGGAAGCGATGGGAACAAAGCTCGCGGCGGCATTCCTCGAGCAGCGTCCGGAAGTCGGAGCGATAGCATAATGGCACTCGTTGACGTGCAGGAAACGTGGAGCGACGACGATCATGCGGTCGAGGTCGGGGATGGGAACCTGACGCAGTTTCGCACGTCAAAGCGCAAGTTCACGGTGCTCTACGACGCCGGGGCGGATCGTCCCTACGATGCAGTTTACGCGGTTGGCATTCCGGCGCTGCAGGACGGGCATCCGAACGACGCTGACATGCAGTGTTACAAAAAATACGGACGGGCGTTGGGGCCGCTGCTCTTTGAAGTGATCTGCGAATACGCCGGGCGAACGACGCCGCTGACGGAGCCGTACGATCGGTCATGGGGTTGGTCGAACAGCACGGAGCCGATCGACTTTGACTATAATGGGGACGCGATTCGCAACACCTTGGGTGATCCGTTTATTGGTTTGACCGTTGACGTGGGCGATCCTGTCTATGTCGTCAGTCGAAACGAGGCGGCATTCCCGGTGGTGTGGGCACGGCAGTATCAGAACAGCGTGAACGATGCGGCATACATGGGGTGGAATGCCTATTCCGCGCGGATGCTTGAGATTTCCGGGCCACGGATCGTTGACAAGCTCACGTATTACTGGCGCGTTACCTACAAGATCCAGTTTCGGGTGGATACGTGGAGGCTGCGGGTGCTGAATGAAGGGATGCGATACTGGACGGGAGAGACGCTTGACAGCGGAGCGCCGCAAATCCTACACGTTAAAGATGACGCGCGGCAGATGACATCTGGACCGCGAAAGCTTCGATTGAACGGAACAGAACTCGGCAACGGCGAGGCGGACGTATGGGGAACCTTTGATATGTATGAACCTCGAGACTTTGCGCTGTTGGGATTGTTATGACCGAGGCGACGGCGAGTGTCGGCGATGCGGTGTTGGTGCGATCCGGCGATTTGCACCGGATCGGACGCGCGGTTGCCTGGGTCGAGAGGGTGCAGCGTCGCTGGTCGGACGCGCCGAATCTTATCCGCGTTCGGGCGAGTGAGGATTTAACGCCGGTGCTGAACGTGTCGGAAACGCCCGTGTCGGAATACGGGCTGGTGTGGCTGGTCGATATGGATGCTGATAATGTCAGTTTCGGTGCCGATCAGTTTGACTATCCGGCGGTATCGACGCTGGGAATCGCAAGCGGTCAAATGCCGATCGGGGCGCCGGGCTTTGTTTGGAGGACGGGGGTTCATCCGGTGCTTTGCGAGAACTACGCGAGCATTCCTTTCAAGTCGCGGTTGAGCAGCCAGGCCGGATCGTTCTATGCGATACCGGGAACGATGGGATTGCTCTTGCACGTCGGGCTGGTTGCGGCGGGGTTGCAACCTGCCGGGCATCCGGCCGGCGTCGGGCTAGTTATGGTGCGGATACAA